ACACCATCAACCAGTAGTGCGGCTTTAGATGTTGAGGAAGCCTCAAGTCTTCGAGCCTGTGTTGTTACTGTCGTATCGCTAGCTGAGGCAGGACTTTCCGTTTTTGTCAAAACACTTCCTGCCTTGAGCCTTAAGGTTATACTCGTAGAAGTTGCAGTTGCTGACGAGTCGATAGCGGCTCCAATTGGAATAGCACCCGTTAATCCACTCTCGATAAACCTACCTAAAGCACTAACAGAAAGCGTAGCGCTTACAATCGCATACATACCTGCCGGAACAGTATAACTAGTCGTAGTTTCCTTATTATCGGCTGGGTCAAAATTAAATTGATCACTTAAAAAACCATTTGACATAAAAATCTCCTATATAAATAACTCAAAAATAAATCTTACTAATTGTGCTTGTGCTGGCATACCAGTTAGGACTAACCTTAATCTCTCACCAGCTAAAATATCAATCTCACCAAGATCAAAGGTACCAGTATCGCTATCACCAGCCGTTGGTGAAGATGCGGTAATGAAATCAATGAATGGTTTTGTGGTATAAATACTACTGGTAAAATCAGAATCTAAAATACAGCCGGAAGATTTTTGAACATCAATCTCCAAGCCATTAGCGGTAGCATCGGCTAAATAAGCTATATCTTTTTCCATAAGTGTAAGTTTGCTGGAAACTAGCGTTACTGCATTTTTAAATCCGGGCGATATTTCAATAATCAAATTCGGCGAAGTATCTGTTGGATTTGCAACAGCAACCGTTTGACTAAATACAGCCTGACTAGTCGCACCGTTTTCCATATCGGTAACTCTAGATTCAATATCGTCGTTAATAACTCTTTGTTTATCAAAAAGCTCAGACTTTACCGGCTTCGATGGTTGTATCTCGGCTGGTGTTAAATTGGGATTAGCCAATGTTATCTCCTAGTTTATCTTGTTAATTGTAAAAGTTTCATCGTCATCATTGGTACCATTACACAATAGAAAGTCATTAGATGTAATATAGCCATCTATTGCTTTATTTTGATTTGTTGCACTATCATATTCTGGCGAAGTATCTTCTGTAATAGATGCACAAACTGAGAACCAATCTGAAATATCATTTAGTTTTAAGCTAACATCTTCACCATTTCTGGTAGTCGCAACAACCATGGCCACCTTATAGTTATTATCCGGTTGACCAATTTTAAGTGGATTCCTATCAAACTTAATTAAGACCCTATCATGAACATTGAAATCAACTAAATTTAATCTACCATTTACAGTAATAATTTGCTGTGATCTACTATGGAACCAATTCATTCTATTTGACCAAATCTGCGCATATTCATCACCATACATATAAACATCAACCACCTTGGTAGTATCAATACCAGTTAACTTCTGAGTCAATGATACATCACTGGTTGTCACATCAAACCCACTTTCGGCACTATTACTTGTAACATCGAAGTGGTTATAATTAATTTGAACCTGTTTATATAAGTCAGTATCTGTTTTAATAACAACATCACCAAACGCATCAAAGTCAGTAATTGGAATCTGATTAACATTAGGTCTTTCAGCAGTTAGCATATCCAGAGTTACTAGCCCGTTTTTCTCAAACAGAGATAATAAGAAACTTTTATTTAAGTAACCAATTGCGGTTCTAACATCAACTTCCGTACCCTGATGGGACAATGGTAACTTTAAACTAGTTGTGTAGTATGCTTGATCATTTACTAGATCAAAACTAGATGTATTGATATTGGTAATTCCGGCTCTTTCTAATAAATCCTGTATAACCATAGCTGGATATTTTATCCAATTACCATCAACGTCCTGTTTACCATAACAATTAACAGCAACATCACTTTCATCCTCTAGATAGTCAACAACTTTACGTTGTATATCAGTCCCGGTTGGCCATGCAACAGAAAAGTTAGGTTCTCTTATCTCTAATACATTATTACTAACAACTTTTAAAACTTCATAATAACCAAGATCATCATCGTTATCTACTAAAGAAATCCAATCACGGTCCCTAAGTTGTTCGGTAAATGATCCACCAGTGACAGTTAATGTCCTACCCATAACTGATACAATGGTTCCATCTAGACTTTGTGGTATTGCAGTTTTTAATTCAGCATCGTCTTCAAAATGAAGTATACAATCATCTTCGTTATTAGTATAAGTGAAGTCCCTATCATTTCCTGTTCTTTGGTATTGAAACTTTGTAACACCATTGAAAACATCAATAAGTGGTATCTTATCGATAGTATCACCTACTTGTGGAACATCAGGCAAAAATTGAGTCAGCGTTATTTGATTACCACTTATCCTCTTAATTCTTCGCTGTGTTTCCTGACTAGTACCTCTTTTCCATATAACAATATCACCGGCTTTAAAATCTTTAGCGTCGGGTATTAAAAATATACCAGCGTTAATTGTGGTAGATACTGTGGTATTTACTTCAAAAAGTTTACCTGTAGCTACGTGCCAGTTTCTATTGGTATAATAATTTGTTCTAGCTGGCTGAACCAGAGGTGATATACTATTGAAACTAACAGGAAGTTCTTCCGATGAAGTAAATTGGGTATCACTAGTTATATTATCAACACCAATCTCAAATTCCTCATCACCAATTGTAAAAACTAATGTAGCTCCGTTATCTAGTTCTTTAAGTACACCAGCACTCGCAGTTACCGTTTTACTACCGGCGGTTCCAGTAATAGTTCCAGAGAATTGATAACCATCACCAAGTGCATCTATGGACGTACACTTATTACCAGTAACCCTACCATACAACAATCTCTTTGGTTTATAAAGAGCCGAGTCAGTAAGCTTACCATCAGCTTCTGTAAACTTAGGTAGATCAAGAAGCTGTCTAAGCTTATAAGCAAAGTTAGTAGCACCAAACTTTACATCCTTATCTGTAAAATCAGCCGCAGTAATAGTACCATCGAAAATCTTTTTACTATCGGTATAGTTATCTAATTCTGGCGACCAACTATAAATCTTCAATGGTTGATTTAACCAAACATACTTATTATACACGTTGTCAAAATAACGATTAAGATTTGATAAGCCAACCTTTGTATCTGACTCAAACGCCACCCCCAAGTTATTACGAAAAGGATCAATGCTATTTTTAAACTTACCAAGGGAAGTAAGTAAAGGTGCATGTTGTAGTTTTCTTCCGGAATCTAAGTCAAATGGTAGTTGGAATGGCCCATTACAGAAAAGATAGCGTTCTTTTGCTATAATTTCCTGTTCATTAGGGTCATGCCAAACATCAACACTATTTGACTCTTCCTTATATCTATAATAGTCTTTTGCGTAGTGTGTTGCCATTATGGTCTAGGATTCCTTGTATTGATTTCCTGTAGTTTTGTTGCTAGTGAATCAGCTAGTGTTGAATCATCTAGTAGTAGTTTTCTAACTAGAGCCTCTAGTAAACCATCTGTGGTTATATTATTGTCAGCAAGGTCTTGTCTAAGTGCGCTTTCCCAGTTAGATTTAGTAACTTCTGGACTAGATGCAATTTCGTTTTTCTTATTCTCTATCTCATCTAGCTTTGCCTCTGCATCATAAACATCGGGATTGCCAGTGATGTTATTAACTAACCATAGTTTCATATTTGGTTCACTATGTAATGAATCATATGCTTCTCTAATATCACCCATCTCATTTAATCTTAGTAAAACCTCATCACGCTTGGCTGCAATCAGCACACGTTGTTGTTCGGCTTCGGCCAATAACCTAGCTTCTTCTTCTTCAAGTAGCTCGTTGATGTATATTGGAAATTCTAGAGTAACCAATTCATCGATTAGTTGGGGATTATTCTCTAGTTGTTCTGTGTATTTATCAACAACTCGTGCCGTTAGTTCTGTTCTTACATCGTCAATTGTTAGTGCTTGTATTTCTTCTAGTGTCATATTTAATCCAGTTTTGTTACTTTGGTTGTTCCGAAAAATTCACTCCCACCACCTATGGTAGATTTTGTTCTAAACTCTATAGTCAAAGTATCAGTAACAATTAAAGAATATTTAACAGTATTGAAAGAAATTACCGTCGATACATTACTGTATGCCATGTCTATAAACTCTCTAAGTTGTGATGCTCCCGTGATACTATAAACTTCCATACTGACCCACTGAGTTCCATTGTAAGCACCGACAACGTTTTCAATATCGTAAGTACCTTTATTTAGTGTTAGTTGGTCTGAACTTATAGACAGAAATGAACTGTCACCATCAATAGAGTTTAACGGTTGTGTCTTATACGAGGTTGTGGCTCCGATATTTGGATGCTCAATAGTTGCCGAGGCTCTTATGTAAGCCACCTTCGGAACAGGTAGTGCCACCACTACGTCACTTAATGATTTATAGTCGTCGCCTTGACGTTGAACATGAATGTCAAAATCTCTGTCAGATAAACCAAACGGCGATGTTGCCCAAATCCAAACACTACAACCTGTCGCACTTGAGTTGTAAATATGTGTGCTGTAATAATCTGAGTTTTGATTTGATATTGCTACAACCGAAGGTTCTTGTGTAAAAAATCCAGACTTATAAACAATATCAACCCTGCCAATCGCAGTTCTTGTGACACTTTCAATAAATGACAAGGATTCTGATTCAAGAGTTGCTGTGCCATTGTTTGAAACTTTTGCAGAGAAATAATTTTCTCCACGCTCTACGTTAGCTACACGTTCAAGCTCTTGGGCTTGGGCGGTGATGTTCAATCTCGCAGTATAACCACTATTGGCGATAGTCCCAGAGGTTCCAACTGTTACATAATCGTTCTTATTAAGCCTTAATGTAGAGCCAATATATGATTCATCATTAGCACCAGATTTGTCACCATCCTGTATGGCAACGCCATTTTTATAAATTTGCCCAACACCGGAAGAGTAGGTGAAAGAGAAATCAACATTAACAACACAGTCTTTTAACGCAACAAATTTGGTTCTAGTGTTACCAGAATCATCCTCAATGACCAGAACAGAGTCACCACTACTTACACCATTTGTAGCAAATCTAACCTCTGTCGTTCTGTCGAGCATTGATGATTGCAATTCACTGAAATGTATTTCCTGTGTAAGTTGATTATTCACCCTCGGAAAATCAGAGATGCTTGCGAGTTGACGTTGGAGGTCTTTGCGATCTGCGCCTTGTCGGGAGATATGGATGGAAAAATCCCTGTCGGCATAAGTGCCACCCTGATTGTAAATTTCAATTTGAACAGAATTTAATGTAGGTGCTGATGCGTGGTTGATATAATCAGATGAAACCACATCATTCTCTATAAAACATTGAATGGCTGGAATCTCAGTAAAGAAACCATCTTTAAAATTTACAGTAACTATCCCTAGAGAATCTCTAGTAACCGTGTCGATAAAATCTAAGCTTTCAGAAACTATGGATGCTGTCCCATTGTTTGCAATCCTCGCACTAAACTCGTTCTCATTCTGTTCAACAGCGTAGATGCGTTCGTAATTGTCTTCGTAAGAAGTCCAGCCCTCAATAGGTAAATTAAACTTAATAGAAACATTCCCAGATGAATTGCAGAATCCATTTGCGTTATCTCTATTGTAAACAACACCAGACGCATTGGTGTTTGCATCACTTGACCAAAATAACTCATTTGGTGAGGTTGCCGTGTCAACGTGAAGCACCCCATTGTTATTGATAGCACTTGCAATATCTTGCGCGCTCGAAGTTGTAACTTGGAATCTGCCAGCCGTATGCTTTCTATCGTCATTAACCTTTGAGGGGTCAATATTTAAACCAGAGGGGAGACTTACTTTGGCTATAGTTGCTGTCGTTGTTCCGGCTGTAAAAAACGCCTCAACCTCAATAGAGTCACCAACTCTTCTATAGAATGCTTTATTATTAGAAACCGAACCAAAGCCAGTGTATTTCGGCGAGTAACTCTGCCATTCCGTAGCTTGAAATCTATTATCGTGAAAATCAACAAACGGAGTTACGTCTACCTCTGCTATAGATGGGACGCCTACTTTTGCGATGGTGAAATTATGCCTCTCTGGAAGAGTTGTTGTGTTACCATCGGTGTGAGGTCTAATAACATCACCAACTTCTAAATATCCAGACCACGATGCGCAACTTGTTTGACCACTATCAGAACCATGAGCCAGAACTTCATCGGCATAGTTTGTTAAAACAGTTATTGATGTAGATAGTTCTGTTGAATTTAAAGTTATCCCGATATGAGTTTGCCCAGAACGATAACCACTGAAAGTTACGGCATAAAAACCATTTTCGTTAACAGTGAAACTAGAGCCATCTATCGCAGAGTCAGTGTATGTTATTGCTGTTCCCTTTATCGGAACTGGTAGATTTGAAAATCTAGGTATTACTGTATTTGTAGAACCAAATCCATTGAACGTGTTAACTCTCACCATACTATCAGCATCCTCATATTGAGGGGTGACGTTTGAAACGGCGACTTGGATTTCTTGTTCTTGGTGTGAAATACTTAAAACATTACCGTTCTCAACAGAGGGGGTTGTTGTTGAACTAACCCTTAAAACATCACCAACCTTAACAAACCCATCCCAAGACGCATTGCCAATATGTGCGCCAGCGGAGTATTCCGCCGCCAATGTTTCGCTAGGTAATGGTTCTGTTGTATTGTTTGATTGGTTTAATGTTATATTAAAATCACCATTAGGTGTTAGGTAGAGACTTGCACTAATATTTAACTTACCATCTTCTTGAATGGTAACAATTGTTCCGTTCGAGTTATCAACAGTAAACCCGTTACCTCTAATTTTACTTAAGGTGTTAAATGCAACGGTCCTTGTTTCAGCGCCAGTACCTCTTGATGTAGAACCCTCCATTCCTAATTCAGACGTCGGAATTTTAACCTTTGATTCGGGGGCAACGCTTGCGATTTTGGGGACACCGACTTTAGCCATGGTGAAAGTTGTTTGCGAAGGAGTTGAATCAGCTTGACCTGATGCGTGCGGTCTAATTATATCCCCTGTTTTTAACTCTCCGGACCAAGAGACACTGCCAACGCTGCCGCTAACTCTTGCTAGTGCTAATCTGTCGGCAGGGGTTATTAGTTCAATATTTGTTGATAGCTCGGAAGAGTTTTTACTCAAGCCCATATATGTTTCATTAGTGGTTTGGCTTAAGCTGTAAGATATTGAATAGTAGCCGTCAGAATTGGCTATAAACTCAGCACCATCTGTTGATGAATCGGTGTAAGTTATTTCATTTCCAGACTGTTCATTTATGTTTAAAAATCTTCT